CTCCCCTCAAATCAAACTAATTAGACAGTTATATCCTTAATTGCCGCGAAAGCATTGGGGATTCTTACTGCAACATCACAGTCTTGGAAGAACGCGATTCTAGTTCCGCCAGATGTGCTTAATGATGCGCTGTCAACAACTACGTCAACACCTGACCAAAAACCAAGCATAACTTGTGAGAAATCGCCAAGAATTAAAGCGTGGCAAGTTCCAGAAGTTGATCCTTTAGTTAATGTGCTAGGCACGTTAGTTGAAACGGTTACGTTATGTCCTAAGATAGAATTACTATCGTTTAGGATAAAGTTACCTTCAACACCTGAACTCTGTCTTGGTATTTGTCTCATCGCACCCTGTACGCCAGGAGTTGTTGCGAAATTTAAAGTACCAGTAAGAGCATTGTCAGCAGCAATAGCAGCTTCCATGTCAACGATCTTAGCGTAAGTAACAGCACCACCGTTTGTTCCAATAGCAACAACGTTAGTGTCTGATTCTTCCAGGATCCCACTCGGTTCGTTACTCCCACCCCCATCGATAGCAACTTGGTCAATCTTAGAAGCCATAGTCTGAACTACGTCATTTCTTAGGATTGCTTCAACTGACGGATCAGATTGAAGTGCTAATTTTCTAGTGTAATCAACGTAAGTAGCTAGAGTCTTAGGTGCCATTGACACTTGAGCAAAAGTCGCGGAACCCTCACTCGGGGCGTTCCCTTCTGCCACGAAAGCTGTGTTAGTTACAGATGCAGATAGCTTTGGAATCGCTATATCACCTTGTAAACCAGTCATTACTCTTGCGCCTAATGCAGCTACAACTGAATTAGCATAGACTTCACCAATGAACTCATTGCCCAAATGGTCAGTTCCTTTTAAGAAACCACCTTGTGAGTTAGTTCCAACAGTTTGATCACGCTGTCCCCATCCAATATCCATAGGTAGATAGAAACCTCTAGCTGCTTTGCCAGATCTGTTTGCTATCTCGTCCGATATTTCTCTTTCAAGACCTGCGTTAGACCAATCACCGCTTGATGCTGCTCTAATTGCTTTTAAGAAAGAGTATCTTCCCCTTTCTTGCTCGTTTAAACCAACTTCTGCTACTGGTGTTTCAAGTGGCTTATCGTCAGCTATGTTATTAAGAAGGATTCCTCTAAATTGCTCTAAAGAATGTCCTTCCGCTATAGATACATCGGCTAAATCACGTTTGTTGTGCTTTGTAGCCAATGCCAATATTTCCTTTGCTTCTTTAGCAACTTCTGATCTAACGCTTACTGCGGTTTCAGATCTAACAGTTTCTAAATCAACTTCTGGAGTTTTATTTTCTTCCATTGTTTTTTCCTTAATAGAATTGTTTGTCTCAACAGGGGTTTCACGTTCTACCACCTCTGCACTATCTTTTGATCTGGCTACACCAACCATAGGGTTAGTGTCGGCAGGTAAAGAAACTAAACTAGCTTCCATTGGAGTCCAGTTCGCTCTATAAGTCGTATCTTCTAAAGAATCATCTCTTACCATAGAGTTGATTCTGTAGCCTACCGAGACAGATCTTTTAATTCCGTCTAATACGTCTTGCCAGGTTTCTTGTGCTAGTTCGCTTCTTCCAAAGCGCACCGTTGCTAATGTCCTATTAGTAGCACCGTCTAAATTAAAATCCTGCACTATGCCTACTTGTCTTGTCGTATCATGGTCAAGTAAAACAGGCATATTGCCGCTTCTTGCCCAGGTCATATCTACTGACTCGGGGGAATGGTCTAAAACTTCCATTCCAAAACTACGCTCCACAGGCTCCTCTGAACTAAGCGCGATGCGGACAGTTCTTTTGTCCTCATCTATAAACTCGGCTCGCGAGAGATCTATAGAACGGTAGCTAGTTTCTTCGCTAAAATTGCGATTTTCTTCTTCCTCGGTTTCCACAACTTCTTCTTCAACAGATTCAGTTATTTCTTCCTCGGATTCAGAAATTTCTACTACTTCTTCATCCATATTATTCTCCGTGGATTTTAGTTGTAAATTTGAGCCGTTAGGCTCCCTATTTGTAGGCGTTTTATTGCCTTCAAAACCTTTTTTAGTCATTTTTCACCCCTAGCAGAACAGCAAAATCCCTTAGACCTACGAAAATAAGATGATAGAGAGTGCGCCCAACATCTATATTTTGCTCATCATTTGTAAACAAATGATCCCACCTCAACTGCTTATTCATCTTCTGCCCCCTGTATTTCTGGCTCAACTGCGCTAGTTTGCGCGCCAAATGGTTGAAAAGCCGTAGATACGCCGTATTGTTCTGCTAATTTTGTTTCTCTGTCGTGCTGTTCAAACAATTCTTCTACGTCACGGCCATAAGCAGCTTGTATATCACTCATTGTTACCTGGCCAGACTTTAATCCCATGATGTTGGCTTGTATTTCTTTTTGTGGATCAACATAACTCCAAGATCTAGGGATAAACGTGGTTGAATCAGCAAATTTGTCAAATCTAGTCATTGGAAGTGGTATTTGATTCGTAGTCATGGCCATTTCTAACCATTCTTTAAATACAGGCTCTATAAAGTGTGCAATTACAAATTCTTGTATAACTCCAAACTGTGCGCGATCTTCTAATGAGCCTGCTCGTATAGAACTGTAATTAACTGAACTTAAATCATTAGCTAGGGAGTGATAACTGATATTTAAACCACTAGATATGCCCCTAAGTATGGCTTTTTCAAAAGCATCAAAGGCAGAAGTGGGGTGATTAGGCTCAAAACTCTTAAAATCCATGCCGCTTGGAAGCTGCTCAAATGTACCAGGCTCGGCTTCCATAACAGGTGAATAGGTATCTTCGTAGTCTTCACCCAAATAACCATCACCACCAGGCGAGGTGTAGAACCCCATTTTGCAAGCTGCAAGCCTAGACGCGGTTAATTCCGCTTGCCTATAGCCGTTTAAAGTGTGGATTTTATCCATTGCTGTTGCTGTCCAGGGTACGCCGCGCGTCATTTCTGGCCTTTCTTGCATATACGCATGGATCATTTCATTGGCAGGGATCCTGACGTATTTTTCTGTTCTTAAAGTAGCGTAAGTTGGATCATCGTAAGGGTGCTGTTTAAATAAATGATAAGCCAATGGCCTTCCAACAGGATTTGTTTCAACTCCCATTCTTATACTTGCATCACCTTCTGCTTTTTGACTTAATTCTTCGTCCAAGTGATCTGCTTCTACAAATTGAATTGAATAATTAAAAGGATTGTCTTTTGTTTTGACGTGCTTAACTAAAACTTCACCATCCCTGGCTAATGTTTCAATAAATAGCTTTTGTGCATCTATAAAACTTAATTTACCCGTTACAGTACAATTTTCCTTCTTACACCACCTGGCAAACTCCCGTTCTATAATCTGATTGCCTACTAAATCTAGCTGACCGTTATCATCTCTGGCCTTACATGAAAGTCTTATACCTTTTGTTCCTATCACATTGGCAGATAACAACGCTAAATAGCGTTTTACATAGGAGTCATTTCTAGCTAATTCCCTGGATCTATCTCTTAATGTGCGTAGGGCAGGGGCCAATTCTGCATCGGCAGACTTTGAATTACTAAAAAAATCAGCAAATAAACGGCCTTTATTAGCACCTGCATAACTTCGTAGGTTTATAGGTCTTGTTTTTTTACGTCCACCAAATAGTCTTTTGTACCAGGGCATTTAAAATCTCGCTTTTATTAAGGATCCTGTGGCTAGGCCTTTACTGATCCTGTCTTTCTTAACTTCTAAATTAACTTTGTATCTGTAATATTCGTACCAATCTCTAATTTCTTCTGGTGTCATTCGGCTTAAAGATCTACCTGCGATGCTCATACTCGATTGGTCAATACTTGCCCTGGATTCCAACATTGCTTCTAGTGCATCAAACACTACTCGCGCATGGGATCTAGGATCTGACGAATCAGCATCCAAGTTAGCTTTTAAAGTTGCATAACCAGAACTAACCACAACTCTTTGAGAAGATGCGTTAGTGATGTATTCCTGGTAGCTATAATCGCCTTTCGTATAGCCTGCGGTTGTAGAACTCGGCACCTCTACTATATAGGCCGTAGAACTTTCAGTAATTACTGAACTAGCAAGGGTTATTTCTGTGGCCGCAGAACTTAACAATCGAAAGCTGTACGTTAGCGTGTAACTTGTTGGAATGTAGTCTGTTGCTATATCTTCTCTTTTCCACGCCCAACGATCACCAACCGTTAAGGTTTCTGGCACGTTAGAAGGGTAATTTTCTGAATCAAATAAATTAGCCAATTTCTGCCCTCATACAGTTTTTTTAAGACCGTAAGTTGCATTTTTAGCTTGTCAACACTCTACCAATCTTTAACGAATGATTTTTTACGCTTCGGTGAGCGTCTTTCTTTCATCAAATCCCTGGGTTTTGCTTCCTTAGTTGGAACTTCCGCTTGTTCTTGTTCTGTTGATTCTGATTTATTAGCAATCTTTTCCAGGTCTGGGTTAAGTATATGTAGTGCAACCAGGGCATAAACAAAAGTATCTAATGCTTCGTTTCGCTCTCTAGTTGGTACCCAAACTATAGTTTTTCTACCTTTAACGTATTTGATCTGCCTTTTTTCTGCTGTGAGTTGCTTAAAGTATTCATCATCAACGGTAGAAGGAAAATGGATGTAACCTGGGCCTGGCTCCTCTATTTGCAACCAACTAAAAACTGTCTCTTTGGCGGTATCAACACCAGAAGGAAATAACTGTACTCGTTGCCTTCCAGATTGAGTGGGCCTACCTGCTATTGGCTTGCCTGGTTGCGATTGTCCTTTGATAGCAAAGATCCGTCTGCCTTGGCGCGCTTTCACAAAGTTATAAACTGATTGAGTTTGATAACCAGAATCAATAGTGATACACGCTATAGGAAGATCTGGCAATGATTCCCTGGCGTATCTTCTTTGCACGTAATCATCAAGTTCATGCCATACGGCGTATTGTGAAGTTTCACCCCAAAACACTTGATGCTCAATAACATAAGAATTGCTTTCCAGGCCCCAACCCACGACCTGCAATTCTAATCTATCGTCTTGTACGTCAACTCCTGCCGTTATAACTAATACATTATCTGGAATACACTCGGCATCCCAATTCTCTCTGCGTTTTAGTAATCCTTCTGATTCTATTTCTGTTCCAGAATCACGCCACACTTCGCCCAGGGAAGTATTAACCCATGTCTTTAACAATTCTGGGTGTTTTTTAGCTTGGGCAAAACCAACAGCCATGGATGCCCATGTTGACCAGGGCGAATACAATTCTGAAATATGAAAACCTGCAATCGTGGTTGTTTCTTTTTCTGCTCTCCATTCTCCTTCTCTCAACATCTGTATTTTGTGTTTTTCTTCCATAATGGATCCACATTCTTGGCATACATAATGTGCTGTTTCTGGCTCGTTTTCTTCCCAATGAACATTCGCCCATTCCAACGTAATATGTTGCTTACAATGAACGCAAGGTACCCAGAATTTCCTTTTATCGCTAGTCTCAAACGCTGTTTGTATGCGCGACAATCCATCTATTGTTGGAGTAGATGCCATGATGATTTTACGATTCCAAAACGTAGTTGTACGCTTAGTCGCAAGTGAAATTGGATCACCCTCACTTCCTGCTGACGCAGGGTAACGATCACACTCATCAACTAGCAATATTCGTATCGGTCTACTCGCTAAACCGCTTGCGGAGTTGGCACCAGTTATAGTCATGTGGCCACCAGGGAATTTCTTATGTAGTACTGTATTTTCACTATCTCTGGATCTAGGCTCTTTTACTTTATCTGCAAGCGCAGGGGATGAAGCAAGCATAGGGGCAAGTCTGTCTTTAGAAAAAGATCTTCCCATCTCTATGGTGGGTTGCAAAACTAGGACAGGGCAGGGATCCTGGCTAATGTAATAACCCAACACATTTAAAAGCAATTCTGTTGCTCCAACTTGTGCGCTTTTCATAAATACAACGGTTTCTATATTGCGATCAATAATACAATCCATTATTTCTTTTTGATAAGCCGCGCGTGACGTTCTCCATTTGCCTGGCTCTGCGCTAGATTCAGAAGTTAGAAAACGGTAATTATCTGACCATTCACTAACTAACAGCTTCTTTGGTGGCTTGAACGATGTCGCCGTTTCCGTCCATACCCACTTCATCGGATTCTGTGTACTCTGATTTGGCGAGTTC